TGAATGGGCTGGACGACCCATCACAGACAATGATTACCTAGATCATTTAGCGGGTAAAAAATCAATCGGTATTCAGCCATGTAGGATAGATAAGACTGTCCGGTTTGGGTGTATTGATGTTGACCCACCAGATTATGGAACATTTAAAGTAGAACATTATTTATCTTTATTTCAACAATACAAACTTCCTATCGTACCAATTTTATCTAAGAGTGGAGGCTTACATTGTTATGTGTTTTTAAAAGAACCAATTCCGACAATTGATTTAATAGAGGCATTAAAAGCTTTTCTGCTTCCTCTAGGATTAAAACCTACTACCGAGGTTTTTCCCAAACAGAAAGAACTACAGAAGGATGACAAAGGAGATATAAAACCAGGTAATTTTATTAACCTACCATACTATAATAATGGTGGATCGAATCGTTACGCCATAGATAAAAATAATTCTAAACTATCAATTGAAGCATTTATAAAATTTGCCAATGAGTCTAAAGTAGATAAAGAAACTTTAAACAATCTTGTAGAAGAAACTCACAGAAACATATTAGTCGGTACCAATCCAGAATTTGAGGATGGTCCTCCATGTCTAGCCCTATGTTCTAAATCTAAACTAGATGATGGCAGGGATCGATTTATGTATAACTACATGGTCTTTGCTAAAAAGAAATACAAAGACAAATGGCCGGATCAAGTATCAGCAGCAAACTATAGTTATCTTCAAGATCCTTGGGATAAAGCAAAACTAGATTCAAAACTAAAAGCATGGAAAGGAGAAACAGCAGGACACACGTGCTATGAAGACCCTATTAAAGATAGATGTATGAGAGGTCTTTGTTACAAAAGACCGTTCGGTGTAAAATCAGACAGTGTTTCCATATTTCCAGAGATTCAAGATTTTGAAATGATTGCTTATGCAGAACCAGAGTATAGATTTAATGTGGTTATGCCTAGTGACGATAATATTCAAGTTATTATACCTAATACAAAATTAATGACCCGACAGAAAGAAGTACTAGATTTAGTGTGGCAACAAACAGGAGTTTATTTTGAACCTTTAAAACCAAAAGAATTTAGAGCAAAACTAAATGAATGGCGTAAGAATGGTCAAAAAATTACACCACCTAAAGGAACTCAACTAGAAGATAGACTTGAAGAAGAACTATTTCAATACTGTATTAATGGTCCACAGGCTCAACAAAGAACTCAAATTCATAATGGATCTTGTTTTACCGAAGAAGGATTTCATTACTTTAGATTTAATTCTTTTATTGAACACCTGGGTAATGGATGGAAGATTCCAGAAGAAAAAATTGCACAGAAATTAAAAGATAGAAGTAAGGTAGAGTTTGATCATTCATTAAATGTGGATGGTAAAACTCTTAAGGTGTGTAAGGTAGTACAATTACATGTGGATAAAATCGAATACAAACCAGTAGACAGAAAAGGAGCTAACTATTAATGGCCAGCTATAAAGTATTAGGCCCCCCAGGTACCGGAAAAACACGAAGACTTTTAAATGAAGTACATAAATATGTTCAAAAAGGTACACCCCTAGATCAAATTGGCTACTTCGCTTTTACTCGTAAGGCAGCAGGAGAAGCCCGAGACAGATTTCTAGCTAAGAATGAAGATCTAACTAAAAAAGATATAAAATATTTTCAAACTCTTCACTCATTAGCTTTTAATAATCTGGGGCTTAAAGAAGAAAATGTAATGCAGGAGGGTAACTATAAAGCAATTGGAGAAAGTTGTGGTATTCAAATTAAATATGCAGCCTATGAAACTAACAACTTTAATGGAATTTTTTCATCCAACAGTGAATACTTAAGTCTTATTAATTTAGCCAGAGTTAAACAAATTTCTGCAGAACAACAATTTGATTTAAATGAACACTTAACTTGGATCACTAGAGGAAAACTTATTGCTATTGAAAAAGAAATAAATAATTATAAACAGACCCACGGTCTGATTGATTTTACCGATATGGTTCAAAAATTTTTAGACAAAGGAAAGTCGCCGCCATTTAAAGTTATCTTTGTGGATGAAGCACAAGATTTATCACTGATCCAATGGTCAATGATTAAAAAAATTGAAGAAGAAACTAAATGTGATGTGTGGATAGCCGGTGATGATGATCAAGCTATTTTTGGATGGGCTGGCGCTGATGTCAATTCATTTATTAAATGGCCAGCGAGAAACCTTGCATTAACCAAATCTGAAAGAGTTCCAAGTTTAATTCAAACGAAAGCTTTAAATATTATTCAACGTATTTCTTTTAACCGAATCCCTAAGGATTATTTACCTAGAGATATCCCAGGAAATATTTATCAGCGATATAAAATAAATGATATTGATATGACCAAAGGGGACTGGTTAATATTAACTCGAACCAAATCTTTATGGAAACCAATCCCTCCTTTTCTAAAAAGAAAAGGGCTATATTTTAGTACAGTCGAAGGCAATAGTATAGGAAAAGCTTTACCTGAGGATATTCAAACCTGGAATGAATTTAAACAAGGACTCACTCCTCCAGATATAAAAAGACAAAGACTAGAAGAAATAACCGGAGACAAAAACTTTGATATTAATTTAAGTTGGGATGCAGCATTTAAAAATGTTGCACTTACTAAACGCCAATACATGAGAGCCATGATTAATAATGCCGAAGATTTATCTAAACCTCCACGAATAAAAGTTTCTACGATTCACGGAGCTAAAGGGGGAGAGGCAACTAATGTAGTTTTATTTTTAAATCAAACGACAAATACTATCAAAGGATCAAAAAAATCTCAAGCAAAAGAAGAGGAAGAATTTAGAGTTTGGTATGTAGGAATTACACGAACCATGAAAAATTTATTTTTAATAAAATGTAAAAACAAAATGAAAGAGTTTAAAATATGAGAAATGAACAATTAACTTTATTTAAACAACCTGTAATAAGTAGAAAATTAGACAATCGTCTTCTTGTACCTAAAAAAATAGAAACCTTTATGCCAGAAATTGTACCAAATAAATATATTATATATGCCACTGGGGGCTGGCATCTTTTTCATAAAGAAGCACCCACGGGTTCTATCTACACACAACCTATTTGGCCTTTTATAACAACTAATAGCCGACCTACTAAAGTTAAAATAATCACTACTTATTTTTCGGATTCAACCAATTACATGATGGTAAGTCTTGTTGATAAAAATCATCCTAAAACATGTCCTAAAATGATGCATGTTATTGTGGCTAAAGCTTATATCTGGAACAAAGATCCTAAAAAATATTACCAAGTATCTCATAAAGGAGATGATAAATGTAATTACTTACCTGACAATCTAGAATGGAAAACAGGAAGCGGCAACCATACAGGACAAAAGAACAAGAGATTTTCTAGCAGAGAGGAAGATTATATATTTGCAAAATCGAGAGGTTTTATTTTATGAATTTAACAAGCGACGCTATTTTACTATCAATGATGACTTTTTATTTTGGCATCAAACTATATTTATATTTTATATTATGAAAAATCCATACGATAAACAAATTGGTGGCACACATTATCAGAAATTTAAAATTCAGCCAAGTAAATTCGTAATTGAAAATGAGTTGCTATATCCAGAAGGATGCGTTATAAAATATATTTTGAGACACAGACTGAAAGGAAAAAAGGAAGATTTAAAAAAAGCAATTCACTTTATTGAAATGATTATTGAAAGAGATTACCCCAATGTATAATCCGTTGCCGCCAAGACTTACAATTAAACCTTCATTAATTAGTGGGTTAGGATTATTTACAACCGCAGGTATTGCACAAGGAACTAATCTTGGAACAACTCATATAAAAGTTGATGGCACTATTTTTAGAACTCCTTTGGGAGGGTTCATTAATTGTGATGAAAACGCAAATTGCGTTAAAGTAGAAATGAGAGCCGAAGGCTCTATTACAGACAAATGGAATTTACTAACACTAAGAAATATTACTAGTGGTGAAGAACTAACTTTAAAATATACTTTCTACACAGTAACAAAAGATTTTTTAGAAGAAGCTGAGAAAGAGAAAAAAGAATTAGAAGAATCATATCAAGAATCAATAAGACAAACCAAGGAGAGAATTAAATAATGTTTGAAGCACAAACCGAATGGGTCAAGCCCGAAGAATTTCCAGACTTAAGACAAGCAGATACAATTGC